TATGATTGAGCACGGAATTGAGGTTGCAAGTTTATATAAAAACACAGCATGGAGTTAATTTTTAACCACATAGAGCAAACTTATGAACAAATTATTAATAACAACTATAGCAATAAGCTTAGCGATGCCAAAGAGCAACACGAGTAATGTTATACACAAGTCCTTTCCGACAGACGAGCAAGTAAAAGTAACGATCGAGTCCGCTCCGACAGACGAGCAAGCAAAAGTAACGATCAAGTCGTCATTGGAAGATCTAATCAACGCGATCATTTATGTAGAAAGTAGAGGCGATGACTCTGCGATAGGTGATAATGGTTTAGCTGTAGGTTGTTTACAAATACATCCTATATGCATCAGGGAGGCCAATAGAATCATCGGGTTTGATTCTTTTTGTCTAGATGACAGATATAATAGGCAACAGTCTATAAACGTATTTAAGACCATTAAAAAACGTTATGCAAATAAGTCGAATGAAGCTATAGCGCGCAACTGGAATGGCGGACCACTTGGTTATAAAAAGAAATCAACTATTAAATATTGGAATAAAGTCCAAACACGTTTACAAAATAAATACGAATAACTAAAGATAATAAATACATGAATATATTTTATTTAGACGCAGATCCAGATACGGCTGCTAGGTTACAGTACAACAAACACGTTGTAAAAATGGTTCTTGAGTCAGCTCAAATGTTATGCTCGGCGCATCATTTTCATGGCAATGGTGACAACGTTCCATACAAAGTAAGCCACATTAACCATCCAAGCACTATCTGGACTCGTTCTAATACTAAGCATTACAATTGGTTATACAACCATATGATGGCTTTAGGAGACGAATATACTAATCGTTATAAGAAAACACATCTTACAATAATTAAATGCAAAGATGCTCTTAAATGGCCTCCTATGGGTATGACTACGTCAGATTTTAAGCAACCTCCACAGGCAATGCCAGACAAATATAAAAGCGAATGTAGTATTAAGGCTTATTGGAAATATTATATAGCGGAAAAACACACAGTGGCTAATAAAGACGAAAAAATTTATGAAGAATATCCTATTAACTATTCATTAATAAGATTATTTAAACGAAAATTGAATATGAATTATACAACTTAAATATAAAAGCATAAAACATGACATTAGCCCTATAGGTTCCTTAAATAATAGGCTATTGTCACCCTGAGTAATTCAACACATGTAAAAATAAACAAAGTAAATATTTAAAAATGGAAAAAACACAAACAAAATTAAAGCAAGAACTACAAGCAAGCCTAGAGTCACTTGAGAGAATTAACAAAATGAATATGCGGCTAAACCAGGATCAAATTAATGCAGCTAAATTAGAAATTGAAGCAGCTAAAGTTAAGCTAAATGAAATAGATTGTAGACCAGTGTTGGGACGTCAAGATGTTGATGCTATTGATAAAGCAATAAGTGAAGCTTTTGAGGAGTTTGACTTCGAAGATCCTCGTGGCTATGATTTTCAATACTCAATAGATTACGATAATACTATATATGTTGATTCTATGGAAACAAATAAAGTTCAAGATGTTATGTACGAAATATCTAGTGCTATTCTTAAACTATTTAAAATCGAAGAACATGGAGAAAATGAAGAGTAAAATAATGTCTATAATATTTAGTGATTCATCAGTAGTTAGTGGAGCATCGTTTGATAAGTTCAAAAAGAAACTATCAATACAGTTTAAGTCCAGAGAAGAACCTTACGTCTTTGATAACGTACCATTTTCGATCTTTAATAAGCTTCGTAATGCTGAATCTAAAGGTGTATTCATAAATGAGGAGATCCTTGGAGTATATAAGAATGAGGCTAAATAAGCTGCAAAGCAAGTAGGAAATATTTTTTTTAAAAAAAAATAAAACAAGATGAAGATTAATGTTGCGGCATTTAAAACATGACAATAGCCTATAAAGATCCTTAAGTAATAGGCTAATGTCATCCCCCCTAGATATAAAGTAATAACGATGTCACAAGAAAGAAAAATACAATGGTTACATAGTAAACGCGTAATAACCCGCTGTATCCCTTGGAGTGACGAACCTAGTGAGGAAACTGATATATACATGTACTATAAACACGGAACACACCAATGTTATACATTGTTTGCTAGTAAGGCAAAGATTACAACATATAGGTCTCTTAAGTGGCATTTTTTAGCAATATACTTTTTAAACCAAGAGTACTCCGATGATAAATTCTTAGAACATGTCTTTAGATTTATAGCTGACAAAGAAAATGGTTTTACAACTTTTTTTATAAGCAAAAAAACACTGAACGATATAATAGAAGATGTGTTTGCACAAGGCGGTGAGCCTCCAGTAAATAAGATACGTAAGGTTATATTTAAACCACCTGCTTGGCATTTTACCTTAAGTGAAAAACTAAGTATTGTGGGTAGGTTAATCGGCAGGGTGAAGTTGGACAAAACTATATTATACCAGTGCATGTTAGATATAAACGATGCTGGTCAAAAAATAACAGTTAAAAGGCTATCGTCACTACTCGGTGTTACACCTAGAACAATTTATCGCCACATGTGCGACACTTTAAAACAAGAAAAAACAATATTAAATGAAAAGCTATAATGTAGATAATTATATTAGATATAAAAAAGACGTAGATCGATCAATAATCGATGGTAAATTCTGGGACGAATATTCTAGAGATGAACTAATAACAAAGTTTTTACCGTTAGTAGAAAACTTAGCCAAGAAATTTTCAACATCACAACAAGCATCTGGTGTACTTAGCATAAATGATCTAATACAAGAAGGATCTGTTGGTCTGGTTGCTGCTGTAGATAGGATTGATTGGGAAAAGTTACTAGCCTCTAACGATATTGAGAAAACAATAAAGTCTTTTTTAAGTAAAAGAATTAAAGGAGCAATAAGAAGAGCTGTAGACACACACAGAGGTAACATACGCATACCAGAGCATAAGCTAAATGAAATACGAAAAGATTTCGGTAAAGATAAGAGAATGGTTGAAATGTTCTTTAATAGTATATTTTTAAGCACCGATGCAAAACCTAACCAAGACGAAAACTTAGCTTACCAGATAGCTGACGAGTCAGAGCCATACAATGTAGAGCTATTAAACGCATATCTAAAAAGCTTACTTAAAAAACATCTTAACGAAAGAGAATATGAAGTTTTAAGATTGAGCTACGGGTTGGACTGTGATAAGCACAGCGCTAAGCAAATAGCAGAAGAACTTAATATAAATGGTTCATCTGCTTATGTCCGCGTATCACAACTAAAAAAGCAGGCTGTTGATAAACTAATAGACAAAGTAGACCACTCGCAAGTGCTTGACTATCTTTAAGTTAAGTATTAAATTTCAATAAAAACATGTAATTATAATTAAACATACCAAGATACCAAAATGACAATTAATGAAAAATTAACAGAAATTCAAACAAGGTTTAAATCTAAAAAATCAAGATTTAACTCTTTCGGCAAGTATTATTTCAGGAGTGCCGAAGACATTCTCGAAGCAACAAAACCCTTTTTAAAGGAGTTAGGAGTAACAGTTATAATTAACGAAGAATTAATAGTAACAGATCCACCTATTTTTAAAACAACTGCATCTGTGAGCGATGGCAAGAATGCTATACATGCGACAGCTGTGGTTGGTGTCGATCTAGATCAAAAAGGTATGCAGATGCCACAAAAATTTGGATCAGCCTCTAGTTATGCTAAAAAATACGCGTTAGGTAATCTATTTCTAATAGATGACACGCAAGACAGTGATGCTGCTAATACACACGGTAAAGACAAAAAAGAGACGATAACATCAACTAAAGATCCAGCATACGAAAAAGCAAAAAACTATATAAGGGAAGGCGGAACAGTAAGTGCAATAAAGAGTAAATATGCACTTAGCCCAGAGATTGAAAAGTCTCTGTCTACACTATAAATGAACAAAAAACAAATTATAGACAAACTACGTGAAGATGAGCACTATTATGGACAGTTCGGTAAACAGTACTTAAGTAATAGTGACATCATAACGTTACTAACAAACCCTTTATGTTTTGGTAATCAAAGCAAACCGTCGCCAGCATTGTTGGTTGGTGGTTATTTTCACACGGCAATACTAGAACCTCACAAATTAAAGAGCTTCAAGATAATACAGTCGTCAACTAGGAATACCAAAGTTTACAAAGAGATGTCAGGTGGCGAATTATGCCTGTTACAAAAAGAAGTTGATAATATAGAATTACTTACTGAAAAAGTATTATCTAATACTATATGTAAAGATCTTATACGTAATGGCGATACAATATACGAAGAACCTGGCATTAAGGAGATAAACGGTTATATGTGGAAAGGTAAAGCAGATATAATAAACAAAAGCGAGAAACTAATAATAGATCTTAAAACCACAAACGACATTAACTCGTTCAAATCTTCAGCTTGGAAGTACAACTATGATAGCCAAGCTTACATTTACAGTCAAATATTTGGTTATGAGTTGATATTTATAGTTATAGATAAAAACACACACCAAATAGGAATATTTGATTGCTCAACAGAGTTTATAGAACGCGGAATTGAAAAAGTACAGAAAGCCACAGAGGTTTATGAACTATTCTACGAAACAGAACACTTTGACAGAGATCAATATTTCATCAACAAAACTCTCTAGGTTTACAAACTAAATACGATTAACCTAGGATAATAATAAAACAAAAAATAATATGAGAAAAACCAAAAGAAGAGGAGTAAAAGTTTGCACAGTAACCGGAATGAAAACCAAATTAGACAACTTTTACCCAAAACAAACGCACGTAAAAGCTGTTGACAATTTAAGGAGAAACACCGGAGCAACTAAAAACCAATTAATTAGAATGTTTAAACAGTTAAGTACTTATTAAAAAATGGCAAGTATAATAGCAACAAGTATCGATCTTAGTAAGATTACTAAAGACAAAATTATTAACGGAAAAAAAGGTAAGTATTTACCTATTACTATCACGTTAAACGATGAACTAGATCAGTTTGGCAATCAAGGTCCAGTAGTTATTCAGCAGACAAAAGAAGAACGCGAAGCTAAAGTAGGCAAAACTTACTTAGGCAATGCGAAGGTTGTTTGGTCTAATGGAGTAAACGTTGAACCAGCCCCTAGAGACGGGCAACAACAGAGATCACAACCGATGACTGTTAACACCACAGTTGTTGATGCTAACGATCTTCCATTTTAATATGGAACAATGTGAAATGTGTGGACAAGATATGTCACAGGAGGAATATGACTTCTGTGACATATGTCCAGATTGTAGAGACGGCCAACACTAATTAAAAACTAAAATGCAAACAACCGAGATAAATGGATTCACGATTGACCGGTTCAATCAATATGGCTTAAAAGAAGGGGCAAGTCAAGGTATATGTCCTCTTTGCTCACATAATAGAAAACCAAAAAACCAAAAAGCAAAATGTTCGTCTTATGATTGGGACAGAGGAATAGGTACTTGTCATAACTGTAACACATCGTTTCAATTACACACATACCAAAGAAAGGGTGCTAGTGAACGAAAGTATGTTAGACCAGAAACAAAACTAATGATGCAGGGTTTAACTCTGAGGAGTAAAGATACACCAACAACAGATAAAGTTTCGGAATGGTTCGAGTCTAGAGGAATATCTCAAAAGACATTAAACGAACTACACGTTGGTCAAGGTGCTGAATATATGCCTCAAACTGGTAAAGTAGAAAACACCATACAATTTAACTATATGATGGGTGATCAACTTATCAATGTTAAATACAGAGATGGTCGTAAAAACTTTAAGTTATACAAGGGTGCTGAAAAAGTATTTTACAATATAAATAGCATAATAGGTTATGATAGCTGTATTATAACCGAAGGCGAGATGGATGTGTTAGCACTTCATGAAGCTGGTGTTAAGAATGTAATATCGGTACCAAACGGTGCAACATTAAATAACAACAATTTAGATTACTTAGACAACTGTATAGATTACTTCGAAGATAAAGAAAGAATACTGTTAGCGGTTGATAAAGACGAACCGGGTCAAATGCTACAACAAGAGCTTGTCCGTAGGTTAGGTGCTGAGATCTGTTTCATAGTTGACTTTGATGATTGTAAAGATGCTAATGAGTATTTAATTAAATACGGTGCGGAAAGCTTATCAGAATCAATAGCAAAAGCTAGACCATATCCACTAGAAAACGTAACAACGTTCAAAGATATTGAGAACGATATAACAGACTTTGTTAAGAATGGCTTTAAGCCAGGTTTTCAAGTTGGTCTATCTAATTTTGATGATATATTTTCAACATACACTAAACAGTTTATAACAGTAACGGGTATTCCTAGCTCTGGCAAGTCAGACTTTGTTGATCAAATGGTTGTTGGTTATAACCAAAACTATGGTTGGAAAACAGCGTTTGCCTCACCGGAGAATCAACCAACGTATTTGCACGCACATAAACTAATGCGTAAAGTATGGGGTGATATGCCAAATGTGGGTGATATAGGTGGTGCAAAATGGAACGAAGTAGCTGAACACGTTAACGATCATTTTTTCTTCATAGATATGGATAAATATGATTTAGACTCAGTGTTACGTAAAGGTGCAGAATTAGTTAAGCGTAAAGGTATCAAATGCTTAGTAATTGATCCATACAACAAAGTGCGAGATATAAATGCTAAGACTGACGATGTAAATCGTTACACGATGGATTACTTAATGAAGATAGAGATGTTTGCAAAAAAGTATGACTGCTTAGTTTTTATAGTAGCGCATCCAACTAAGATGTATAAAGGTAGTGATGGTAAAATTGAAGAACCAACTATGTATAACATTAAAGGTGGTGGTGAATGGTACGACGCTAGTTATCACGGGTTACTGGTACACAGGGATTATGAAGCTGGTACAACTAAAGTTAAAGTTCTTAAGGTTAAGTTTCAAAACCTTGGAGAGAACGGTGCTGAGGCTTTGTTTACTTGGGATCCAGCCTCTGGAAGGTTTATACCTGAAATATCTATAAAATCTAATGACTTGCCGTGGGAATAAAAAAAGTACCAGAAGGCTATGCTATGACTGAGTATGAGATGGAAGCAAATAAATGGTGTGTTAACAATAATATTACCATAACAGTAAGACAAGTTACTTGGAGGGAAAAGAAATACTATGTTGATATAGAAACAGGTAGGTTCCCTAATAGAAAGCTTATTGCAACGTCTCCAGAGAAATATAATTACAAAACTGCACAAAAAAAGGCAGCAGAATACAGAGTTTATTACTATAATAAAAGAGAAATAAAAGATGAGGACTAAATTTGAGAATGCTAACGAAGCATATGAATACTTTTACGATAAGATATTAGTTGAAGGTATTGAGTTTGATAACACGAGAGCGCTATTTAATGTTGGCTTTTATATTACTAATCCAGGCATGAAGTCTATAACAAATATAGAACGTAAATGGAAATTACACTACGCTTATGCTGAATGGCAATGGTACTTATCTGGCGATCCTAATATAAGCAAGTTAGGATATATATACGGTAAAGTCCCTAAAATATGGAAACGTATGGCTGATAAGTATGGTGATGTTAATTCTAACTATGGGTACCAATGGCTAAGAGGTGATCAACTTGAAAAAGTAATTAATCTTTTAAAAGAAAATCCAAAAACAAGACAGGCTGCGATAAGTATATATGATGGCAAAGAAATAGACAAATATGATAACGACACGCCATGTACTTATGCGATACAATTTACGATAATAAACAATGAGCTGTGTATGTCTGTCTATATGCGATCTAATGACCTCTGGTATGGTTTCTGCAACGACCAATACCAATTTGCATCATTGCAGCAATTAGTTGCAGACGAACTGTCTATGGACACCGGGTGGTACTACCACCACGCACATAATTTACACTTATATAATGATAAGATTTGAAATATAAAATATACCACATTTTTAATAAAAAGATCGGAGTAACACGTGATCTTTATAAGAGAGTTACGGAGCAACAAGGTTATGCTCCAGGAGAATATGAAGTTCTACTCGAGTCAGATGATATAGATTTAGTATCAGACTTAGAGTTAGAACTTCAACAGTCTTATGGCTATAATGTTGATAGTAAACCATATAACCAATTGTACAAAAACCAAAAACCAAATAATAATAATAATAATATGAAAATAAACGCAACAGAACAAACATCAACCTTTCCATGTCCAGTTAACAAGTTAAAAGGTAGGCTTATGGATAATAAAGGTTTGACTTGGGAAACAGACCACGGTGAATTTGAGATTAACAGTGAAACAATACCTTGGATAGTAGCTAACGCCAAGACATCTATGTATAACCCAAATAGATGTTATATCTACAACAAAGCTTATAACTATGTTTTCTTAACAGAAGATACTTATCCACAAGCCTACAGTCCATCAAACCACAGTATAATATACACACATATTGCACGAACATTTGAGCTTATAAGAAATTGGGCTCAAGAACGAGGGCTTTATGACTCTGGTGATTTAAAGACACAGTATGTCAAGTTAATAGAAGAAAGTGGTGAATTAGCTAGAGCTATATTAAAACACGACGATGATGAGTTTGTAGATGCTATAGGTGATATGGTTGTAGTATTAACCAATTTAGCACATCTAGGTGGTACAACAATAGAACGTTGTATTGACTCTGCATACAACACTATAGCAAACAGAACTGGTAGCATGATAAACGGAACATTTGTTAAGGATTAATGGCTATACGAGATCCAAAAAGTACTCACTACGAGTTATATAAAGGTACACAAGCTATCGACGTTATTGAGGCTGCTTTAACTAAAGATGAATTTATAGGTTTTTTGAAAGGCAACGCTTTGAAATATCAGCTACGTCTTGGTAAAAAAGATAATATGAGTAGAGAGTTTGAGAAAATAGAGTTTTACACTAAAGAAATAGAAAGATTAACATGAGAAATTACGTAACAAGAACACGAGATCAAATAGTGCTAGATGTTATTGAGAAAATAGATAACAGAAGCGTTATGGGTAACGACAAATATGGCGGAACCATGATGAAAGAGATAGAAAATGGTGAAAAAGATTTAAAAGACTTCATCATCGATGTACAAGAAGAATTAATGGATGCTTTATTATACCTTGAATCTGCAAAACATTGTCTAAACGATGCTATACAAGATGCTGCACTACGAATGGTTGCCGAGTAATGAAGAATCGATCAAGAAAAAAAAGAGGCCCTGTCAGAAGTAACAAAGTTACCTATGACGGGGTGACTTTTGCCTCTGGTTTAGAAAAATATATGTATCGAGCGCTTAAAAAAGCTAAGATAAAATTTGAATATGAGCCAAGAACATACCAACTGTTAGAGTCATTTGAGTTTAGTAGTTGCGCTATAGAAAGACAAGCTAATGGTAAGGGTGACTTTAAAGACCGAGGAAACAAAAAAATACTTGGCATTAAATACACACCAGATTTTGAAGGCGTTGGTTGGACATGTGAAACAAAAGGTAGAGCAAATGATAGCTTTCCTATTAGATACAAGTTATTTAAACATTGGGTTCAGAATAATGATCCTGGTAGGTTGCTTTTAAAGCCACAGTGTCAACGCGAGTGTGACGTAGCAATTGAATTAATACTACAATTAAAGAATGAAAAGGAATAATAAGATCGTAACCGCACAACAAAAAAGACTAGCACGAATAAAATATGGTGAACGTCAAGTTGACAAATGGATAAAATGGAGATTGCAGCGATTTGGCTGTGTAAAGTATAAAGATTTAATAAAACAACAAGAAAAAAACGGAATATGAGAACAGACTGGAGTTTAAGTATCGGGCTATATCCTGGTATGTTGTTCGGATTTAGAACATACGAACACGAAAGTGAAACCTTTAATAAGGTAACACATGTATTTTATTTGCCATTTGTAGATTTGGCTTTAGAAATAATGAGAATAAATAACGAAGAAGAAAACAATGACGAAGGATAAAAAGTTGTTAAGTGATATAACTGTGCACAATAAGTATGCGCGTTATTTAAAAGATGAAAACCGTAGAGAGACATGGTTAGAGCTAGTTACCAGGAACAAGGATATGCACATAAAAAAATATCCAAACTTAAAAGATAACATTGAGGAACTATATGTTAAATACGTAATACCTAAGAAAGTATTACCTTCGATGAGATCGTTACAGTTTGGTGGTAAAGCAATAGAGCTAAATAACTCTAGAATATACAATTGTGCATTTATGCCTGTTGATAGTATACACTCTTTTAGTGAAGCTATGTTTTTATTATTAGGTGGAACAGGTGTTGGCTATTCTGTGCAAAATCACAATATAGAAAAACTACCTGAGATACGTAAACCTAACTACAATAGACACAAGAGATACATAGTACAGGATAGCATAATGGGTTGGGCTGACGCTATTAAAACGTTATTTAAGTCCTACACCGGAAAGCTAACATCGCATATAACATTTGATCTATCTGATATTAGAGAAAAAGGTGCTGCGTTAGTAACAGCTGGAGGTAAAGCTCCTGGACCTGAGCCACTTAGGTTGTGCTTAGTTCAAATTGAAGCCATACTTAGACAGAAAAAAGATCGACATCAATTAACAGATATAGAGTGCCACGATATAATGTGTCATATAGCTGATGCTGTTTTAGCTGGTGGTATAAGAAGAGCAGCTATGATCTCGTTGTTTGATTTAAACTCAGAAGCAATGCTTAGCGCTAAGGTTGGAGCTTGGTGGGAAACAAACCCACAGAGAGGTCGAGCTAATAATTCAGTATCATTATTAAGACACAAGATCGATAAAGAGACCTTCTTTAATCTAATGGAAAGAGTAGAAGCATCTGGATCTGGTGAACCTGGTATATACTTAACCAACGATAAAACCTGGGGTACAAATCCATGTTGCGAAATAGCTTTAAGACCATATCAGTTTTGTAATTTGACTGAGATTAACATGTCTACAATTAAAGATCAAGAGGACTTTGATAACTGTAGTTCTGCTGCGGCATTCTTAGGAACGTTACAAGCTGGTTATACAGACTTTCATTATCTAAGGGATATATGGCAAAGGACTACAGAAAAAGATGCGTTAATCGGCGTATCTATGACGGGTATAGCTGATAAAAATGTTTTAGGTTTAAGCTTCAACAAAGCCGCAGAGACTGTTAAGAGCACAAATGCTTTTTATGCTAATAAAATAAATATAAACCAAGCGGCAAGGGCTACTTGTGTTAAACCAGCTGGAACAACTAGTTTAGTTTTAGGTACTAGTAGTGGGATTCATGCTTGGCATAGTGAATACTATATTAGAAGAATGCGTATAGGTAAAAATGAAGCTATATATAAATACTTAAACGCTGTGTTACCAAAAGGGTTTTTAGAAGACGAGTTCTTTAGTCCAACAACAACAGCAGTTTTATCTATTCCACAAAAAGCACCAGATGGAGCTATAACTAGAAAAGAGTCTGCATTAGATTTGCTTGAAAGAGTTAAACAAATATCTAAAGATTGGGTTCAACCAGGCACAGTTGATGGTGCTAATACACACAATGTGTCTTGCACTGTTACAGTTAAACCTAGTGAATGGAAAGAAATTAGTAGCTGGATGTGGGAGAACAAAAAATACTATAATGGTCTATCTGTATTACCAGAAGATGGTGGAACATATAAGCAGACACCGTTTGAAGACTGTTCTAAGGAAACATATGAGAGAATGATGAACGATTTATTAAGCGTTAATCTTGACATGTCATTAGTTTCAGAGGATTTTGATGCGACGTCGTTCTCAGAAATACTTGCTTGTGCTGGTGGTGCTTGCGAAATCAAATAACTATTTAATTTAAAACTATACATGAGCCATAAATACAACTTTTATGGCTCATTTAACCAACAAAAATGATCTATTAAATACTACTTTTTTAGAGATACAGATAACGAAAGCAACCTTTTGGATGGGAAAACTTACCACGCAGCAGGTTATGTTGAAAAACTATATTGCGAAATAGGAAAGCCGAACAGGAGTGGGAAAGACCTTGCAGTAATTTTTTTTGAACCATTTGAAGGAACAATAACAAGTGCTTGGAGAGCATTGGATGAAGTTGAACTATTTGAGGTTGCTGAATGGGAATACAAACAACTGATTGAAAAGTTTGATATGTTCTTTGATTATTAGCAACTGTTATGCTTTCGTTTTAATGCAGCAACCCAAACAACAAAGCAATAATAACCCCTCCTAACGCAATCTTACGTGTTCTAAGCAACTTTCTATTTTTCTGTATTGTTTCATCTTTATAGTAAATTAGAGAGTCGTTTAGAATGCTTGAGATATTCTCCCAGTTCTTTATTTCCATTTTATATGTTAGCATCTTCTTGTCTTGTAAACCAATGACAGCACCTTGTTCGCTCCTAGTGTTAAGTAAATCAACAATCATTATGTTGTCTAACCTATATTGGTCAACTGTTGTACACACACTATCTCTCTTGAGCGTATCTTGTGCGCAAGCTATCCCTGATAATAAGCTGAACGCTGTCGTTACTAAGATAAATATACTTAATCTCTTTTTCATTCTTTATTCTCCATTTCATAACTACCTCTCGCTCTATTATAGTTAAAGTATCCCTAACGTTTCTTATAGAGTCTATTCGAGAGTATAAATTGCTTAATGTTTCTTTTTCACCTTTGTCTTTAACGGTTAAAAACAATATATTACCAATACTTATAGCTAGTATACAGACTAATACAATTACAAAGGTTCTACGCACTGATCTTTCTGGCAAACTCACTTATTAAATCAGCATACTTGCAAACATCTTTGAATTTGTTTGCTTCTAAATTTGTCCCAAAAAAAGGCTCAACTAACAAGCCAGTTGGGATACCACTTGCTACAGCCCAGTAACCTCTTTGATTACTATTACTTAGTGGCTTAGCACCCCTATTTCTACTGCCATATTCATCGGCAACCATATCACAAAACAATTTAGAAAATCTTTTACCCTCTTCGTTTGTGTGAAAGTATAAGCATTCAACACCACTCGCTTGTGGGATTGCAGCATTAAAATGTAACTCTATAGTTAGATCATAGTTAGATAATTTACCGTATGTGGCTTTCATCTTTCTACGATAACTGCTGTTGGGTTTATGTACAAAATAATCTAAACCAGTTTTCTTAGCAACCTCGATATTATAATTATATTCAGACTTACCTATATAGCTAGACTTAGCACCTTTGCTAATCCAATCATGTCCAACAACTAGTGCTATATCTCTTTTCATTTCACTAGTTTAATTGTATCCACAACCATTGAGTCTTTAACACATATAAAGCTCGTATCAAACTTAACAACTACAGAATCAGCTATATAATTATCTACTAAAAACGAATTGCTTTTTTTAACACAAGAAACCATTGCTAACAACGTTAACGATGCTATAATTACTTTTTTCATATTTATTATTATCACTTATTAGCCTATAAATCTAACACTGTTGTATGACATTAGCCTATTACTTACTTATCTTTATAGGCTATTGTCACCCTTTATTACTTTTTAGTTTTTATTTCGTATTTTTTACCATCAAAGATATATGATGTCTTACCTGCGGCTTTAGCTTCTTTTTTAGCTTTAGCTTTAGCTTTCCTTTTTTCAACTTGCTTTTCTTTTTTTAACCTTTTGTATACAATCTTTATGTAGTCTTGTTCTTCATTTTTAACATTAACATCCCAAGTCCTCCAACCAAGACCTAAAGCCATTCTTTGGTATGCATTATTCCTGCTATCTAAAGCTTCTGATACACCTTTTACTTCTACTAAAGCTCTATCTAGTGGTAGGTTTAAAGCTGCTGAAGCTACACTAGCCCATTTTTGATATACAGGAGATGGATTTAATTTTCCGTCTAAGGTAACATCCCAACCCATTGCGTTTATAACATCTTTTTCGTACCTATCGGTTTGTATTGCACTATATATTTTTCTAAACTTAGACCCAATAGGTGGAGACACATTCATTAATTCTAAAATAGTTTGTGTATGATCTGCAGTATAACCTTTCTCTTCTTCTTTGTAATATCTAAGTATACCGTTTTTTAATGTTGACACAACTGCACCAGCTAATCCACTACCTCTTAATAAAGTATCAATCATGTTGTTTATTATTTTTTCGTACTTTTTATCTAATACTTCTTTTCTTTTTTCGTCATCATCATCTGGGTTAAACTCAGGTAACATAGCAAATAATGCAGTTTGTAACGATGCAAATATAAGGTTCTGTATAAACCCATAATAGGCTATTTTACTTAGGTTTGTTTTCCAATCACCTCTACCAGCAATTAAGTCTTGTCCAGCTTTCTTTATTAACCTAGTATATTGCATCGGAGTATTTTGAAAAGCTAATATTAAACGTCCTAAATGACTAGCTTGTTGCTTAGATACGAGCATAGGATCTCCAGATTGCTGTGTTTCATCTGATATTGTACTAAAGTCCTCAAACGCCTTAGCTTCTGCTTGAGCATCAGACATCCCTTGTTTTTTGTATGTCTTAGTTCTATTTATTAAGAATGATGCACCACCTGTTGCTATTGCAAAACTATCAGCTATTTGTGTTGGCTTGAAACCTATCTTGAGTAAGTACGCTATAACAGCAGAGGCTTTGTCTTTTGCATTTATTGCTTGACTAGCAATTTCAGCTTCTTGAATATCTGACTTTAAACCAGCACGTCTTTCTTTTAGTTTGTCAGAGTTAAATATTTTAGCCCAAGCTTTCCAATAAGCTGGTTGGTTAGCAAAAGCTGCACCCGCTTTCAATGGATTGTTATCACTCCAGTTCATGAAGTTAGTAAAAGATAACATCTGAAGCAATGCGGATCTTCTATTGAAGAACATTATAGTACCAACTGAGTTGTTCACCCAGTTCAACCATCTTTGTTCTATATCTCCAGATCGTCCAGGTCTGTTACTACCAGATTTCATTCTATCTATAGAGTTAACTAAAGCTTTGACATAGTTGGTTCCATATACAGCTTCTAACTTGTTCAGGTTTGTTTTACTAAATATCTCGTCAGCATTTTCTATAAACTCTGCAAGGTACTCCTTTCTGTTTATGTTGTCACTTATGTCGTTTAAGTCTTTTAATATACTACCAATATCCCAGTGTTCTTTTGGTTCAACCCATGCTTCCTTTTTAGATAGAGCCTGCAGTCCTTCTGCAAAGCCAACTAAGTCTGGGTCGTTTTCAACGAGTTTACTTATTTTTTTCTGAGACCTCTTGTATACACCAGGTATAGTTTGTCCTTGTTTATTCCAGAGATATATCCTAATTGCTTGATCTATAGTATAATCAGTGTCTGCGATCTTATCACCAAGTCTATTTCTAATATCATACATCTCTAGAAGAGCCTTGTAATCCTTTTTTAGAGCTTGACTAGCTTGCTCGAGTGCTGCAACACCACGCACATACGGTCTAACGAGGTTCGTTTCGAAAAACTCTTGATCTGCTTCACCTTGTTTACCTTTGCCAGCTAAAGTATAAGATGTTAAACCTCTAAAGTCTTCTGCACTAGGAGGAATAAAGTATTTGTATTTACCTTTACTAGCGCCTTTCTTTCTAGCTATAACCTGCGAATAAAAAGCTTTAGCTTTAACACCCTTATTACGCTCTACCATTTTGTTAAGATCAGAGCTCATGCTTTTTTTCCTACTGGCTACAGCTTGTTGTACTTTGCTTTTTACATCAAACGTCTCTAATACTTCTTTAACAGCAGTTACATTTTTAATAGCATCGTCAACAAAATAAAAGTCATTATATCCTTCAGCAACTTTACTAACCATCCAATCAGCTTTAGCCTGAGCAGTGCTGTTAGCTAAACCTGTTATGTTTTTAATAGGTATTTCTAAACCTAAACCTTTCATGAAGGCATGTATAGCACGCTCTGAAGCCTCAGGTCTAGCCGTTAATATAAAGATGTTTTTGTTACCAAATTTATCTATAGCTTTTTTAATTCTAGGAATCAATGGACCTGGAGTACCTTGAACCACTTTGTTAAATTCGCTAAAATCAAAAGTAGCACCCTCCTCTAGTAATGATTCTCCATTGCTAGCAAACTCAGCTGGCGTTATCTTATAGGTTTCGTCATCTTGGTTTACTATAACTTTGCTTTCACTAAAAGCTAAAGTATCATCAAAATCATACACACTTATACCTTTTGGGTTTTGGTGGTAAGACATGCTTCTAGATTTGGCAATAGCTTTTTGTTGAGCGTTTATTTTTCTAGCCTCTAATAGCTTGTTGGTTTTGTTTGTTAGTTCTTTGTTGTACTGCGTTAGCGTTTTTGATTCACTGAACTTTTGTAGCTTTATTTCTGGTAACTTGGTTTTAACAGCATTTGAAGTACTGTCCATAGCAGAGACAACACTAGGGTCGGCATACCTAGCCACGTATACGGCATCTTCTAAGTAAGCTTCTTCGTTGAAAAATATATTACCACCAGGCATACTTGATCTATAGAAATCACTTAAAACACGGTCGTGTATTTTAGGTATTATAGCTACTTTATAGTTTTTAAATATTTCATCAAGTGTTCTTGTATAGTTGTCATAAGTTATATACCTAGCAACCTCCTGTAGTATTTCAACAGCTGGTATCGTATGCTCATATCTATAGTCTTTATCACCTAAATTTTTCGTTTTAAAGAAATAAGATGGAATTGCTGCTGTTCTAACCAATCCTCTTATGCTAGAGTTAAACCAATTTAAAATCATGGTTAAGTCTTCTTTGCTTAATTCTTTTTTGTCGTATTGCTCTTTAAGCTTATTTGCTATCTTTAAAAACCCTTTTCTTTGGTTGATAGCATAATCTTGCCTCTCGCTTAAAGTCCATTTAGTATTGTCCCAGTCGCTAAAGTTGTTTGCAGTTTGTCCTGGTGAAGCTTTTATTTTAAATTTCTTATCATCAAATTCATAAGTTCTAGAGGTTTTATCATATTTAACGTCGTAGCCATTGCTACGTAGAAAACCAAACCAATCGTCCCTGCTTAAGAAAAGAAAACTCTGAGTAATAGGTTTTAGCTCTCCATTTTTACCATAGTAACCAACAAACTCATCTGCAACTTGGTTTTCAAAGTCAGCTTTTTCAAACTTAACAGGTACACTGTACACCTTACCCCACCCAGCACTTATTGTTGGCATTAGTGTATCTATAATTTCAGAAAAACCAAAATCTTCTACTAGCGGTGTAAAAACATTTTTAACAAAAGATGATCTAACTCTGTTAACATTTTCTATGTTCGAGAACTTTGATTTAAACGGATTGCTATCAACAACGACACCAACCTTAGTTATCCATGTCTTATATTTGGTCGAGTAGCTTTTCATTATGTCACGCTTACCAGATGCAGCACCAGCAATTTCGCTTTTAGAAAACCCTGATACACGCATCTCTTGTCTAATGAAAGTGTTAGCAGCTAAAGATGAATATGTTTTAGCCATACCTTTGAGTAACTGTCCAATGGGACTACGTAATTCTCCTTTAGGCAACACATTTGGAACCCCCTTTGGTGTAATACCTATAGCAGTTTTTAGGTCTTCTAATGTCTCCTTAGATATACTGCCGATAAACTCAGGTTTAAGCTTTCTAACATTAGTTTGACTTGTTAAACCTTTACTTCTACCTTTTGGACTGGTTAATTTACCGGTTGGGTCGATGTGTGGTTCATAAAAGTAGTCAAGTACTCTTTTCGGTAAACCTAGAGCAGTACCTTTTATGTTTTTTGGTACATCTAGTGTTTCTTTACCTATAACTGCTTCTGGTAAAGCTATATTGTATTTAGGGAGTATTTTAACAAACTTTGCTAAGTTGTCTGCTTTAAAGAAAAACTGTTGTATTGTTCTAGCTTCCACTATAGAACCTAAGTTTGCTGCGGCTTCATCTATTTTTTTAGCGGGTATACCTATTATTTGCTCACCTATTTCACCAGCATACTGCTTAGCTATATTTTTAAACGTAGGGCTACCTTCAGGTTCTTTAGTTATAGTTATATTCTCTGGTGCGCCAGTAAACCCAAGGGGATTTATGGTTGGTCTTTCTTTTACACCAACAGTCTCTTGCACGGGAACATCAACACTATCGTCAGCTACTTGTCTAGCTTCTTTAACATCTAAACTCTCGGCTCTTCTCTCTGCTTCTATTGCTAGCTTTTTCTTAGCGTCTAGCTTACTAAATCTAGTGTTAGCAAATATAAACTCACCAAATGTAATTGGTTCACCACCCTCTGTTTTTCTAACAGCAGCTGGATCATAGTTTATCATTCTATCTACTACACCTTCAAGCATTAGTTCTGCTTCTTCTTTTGATATAGCCCTAGAGTTTACATAATTATATATTGCCCCGCCTGGCAAGGTTGATTCATACGCTTTGTTGAACACGTCTCTAGATAAGAAGTCTTCCTTTGTTTTTATGCTTTCTGGAACTAGTGAATTTATATCACTAAGAACACTTTTAGATGGCTTAACGCCTCTTGTTGTTTTCTCTGCATCGGTTTTAAGCTTTTTAAACATCTCACTTTCTTCTACAGACTTTAAGTCTTCTTTGTTAAAAGTGCCATCGTTTATTTTTTTAGCCATATCAGAAATAAACTTAACTACAGCTGGTTGTGTTGAAATATCTGAAGGTATGTTTGCTTTATTCTTAAATAAACTACCTAGATTATATAAGAATGTTCTACTTACTTTTTTGTCTTTTTTAATCCTACCAATACGCTCTATAAAACCAACAATTATCTCCTCAGAGTTAAACATTATATCATCAGTCTCGCTAACTGTTTCAACAACTTGTGCTGGATCTACAAATCCAAACATTTCTTCAGCTATGTCTGGATGTGTTTCCTCTAAAAAGTTCTTTATTTCTTTTGCTACAACATCTACGTCAAACCCGTTGTCAATCCAATCCCATAAAACTAAGTGACTAACTTCGTGTGTTCCTGTGTTAGCTCTTTCGTTCTTGATTTGTGACTCTTTTACTGTTATGTATGTATATACACCGTCTATTTTAGATGCTTGGCCATTAAGTGCGCCACCATCTTCAATTACACCCCTCCAAAACTTCTTCTCCGAATCACTAGTTTTTTCATCATCTATTTTTTTGTTTGCAAAATCAGTGGCTTCTTTTTCTGTTTCAAAGTTATAACCTTTGCTTTTTTTATCTTTAACACTTTTCAAGACAGCATTAGCCGCTTTATTGTTTTTATCAACTTCCTCTGCTAGATATATCTCGTAAGCTTCTTTGTTTAACGCACCTTCGTTTGGATCTAAACCTTCGCTAAGTAACTTATCTTTTGCTTGCTCTGTTATTTTGTTATATCGTGCCTCATCATTAACTTTAAGTAATTCAAACTTATTACTACTCTGCTTAAATGCTTCTATAGATACTTGACTTATAGCATACTGTTCTGCTAGTTCATTTATTTTTGTTTTTTTGTACCTATTACTTGCTTTAGAGTTTTGCACCGCTACAGCCTCATTTCGCAGTTCACTTTGTTTAGCAAAGGCTTTTTTGTATGCGTTAAAAGCACTATAACTCATATTTTTTCTAAATATAGCTTCGTGCTCCTCTATTTTTTTATATATATCGTTGTTGGTCTTTTTTATATCGTCTTTTATCCTTGCAACATCATTATTGTCAAGTTCTGGATTCAGCAATTCTTCTTGTAAACCGAGCAACCTCTTTGATAGAGCGTCAACCTCTGTTTTACTAGATTCAGGCATCAAGGTTCTAACAGCTGCACCCATCGCTACGCTACCACCACCTAAAAAACCGCCGAAGAACCCACCAGAAAATGTGGCATGGTCAACACCTTCCCATATGTTGTCGTTTCCAGATATAATATTTTGAGTTAACTGTGTTAGTCCTTCCGTTATAGCTTCACTAGAAGTACCAATAGCGAACTCTTTTGCTATCTTTGTTGCATAAAACCTGTTCGCAGCATTACCTGTTAACAGATCACCCATTGCTTCTTTCTGCATAGTCTTGGTTGCATTCTTAAAAAACCTTGCACCAAGTATATATGTTGGTGCAGTACCAAGTAAGCCCTCAGCTGCACCATAGCCTGTAGCTACTAGAAATTTATCTAAATCAGACCTGCGCTTATCATTAAACTCTAAGTTCTCACCATACTTCATTACGTCGTCGTATTGGTCTAAGAACTCTTCATAGTTCATTTCGTTAAGTTGTTGACCAGCAGACATTACACCCATTGACGTACCAGACATAGCAGCAGCGGCTCTAGTACTTAAACCAGCTACAGAACCAGCTCCACCAGTGGCAGCCATTACAGCAAATATAGGTAGTTGTCTAAATGTTTCCTCTGCTATAAACCTACCTAAATTTTCTGGACTAGAGAAAGCATTATCAAAAGCTACATCGGGTCTATACTCTTCCCTTGCTACCTCAACTCGTTTCTTTCTCTCTAAAGCGTACTCACTTATGTCACCACCCATAACCTTAGCATAAGGGTCAAACATTTCATATCCAGCTTCAAAATACTGTGCAGCACCAACGAACAAGTCTCCAAAAACATTAGCAGAAGTAAAAGCACCTTTCCTGAGTAGGCTATAGTCTTTTTTTAGTAAAAACGCTATATCCTCAAACTCTTTTAACTTATCGTATTCAATGCTTAAGTCCTCATAATCGCTGTTTATTGCTTTTCGACCTTCTTTAAACTCTTCTACTCGTTGATTGTGTCTCTCTAGTTCAATTGGATCTACAACTTCTCCAGCTTTTTGTCTTGCTAGTATATTTGCGTGGTTTTTCTCTATGTTATTACCTTCTAATTCTAAGATTGACCACTGCTTTTCTATCTTCTTTATATCTTCTGATACACCAGTTTCTAAGCTACCAAGCAACTCTTCCGCTGCTTGCTTCTCGCCACGCTCTAAGCCAGCAACAAATTTATCACCTATGGATAACTTTAAATCTAGCATATCCTTAGCTTTTAGTCTCTTAGCTAGTAAGTCTTCAACTATTTCTTTCGGTGGCTCTATACTACTCCAAGGTTGAACACCTTCTGGTAGTTTTAATCCTTTTTGTTTTATTTCTGCTAGCTCTTGTCTTATCTTATTCTTTTCGTCAGCATACGGATAGACTTTTTTATAATCTGTTCCGACTACACGACCTGTATTATCTTTTACAGCTACAGGTGTTTCAACAACAGAAAACAAAGCATTTTTGTCGGCATACTTATTGTATATCTCTAATTCGCCTTTCTTATAATCTGGGTTTTTAAAAGGGTCGAACAACTCAGAAAATGCGATATAGCTCTCGCTACCATCATCCCATCTTACTGGTATATTGCGCTCATTAGGTTTAAAGGTTTCTTTTTTATCAACATATCCAGCTTGTGCACCTTTGGATTTATCTAGCATATCTTTACCACGTGTACTAATATACTCGTCTGGTAATCCAGTTTCTGCTTTAGATCCTTTTTCATAGACGCTTAGGTAGTCTTCTGGACTGTAAACCGGAGCTCTACCATCTCTATAGTCAACATCTGGCGTAAAGCTTTGTTCAGGTTCATATAAAGACACCCCTGAGTAGTCTTGTAGTTCTTTTGCCGTTGGGTTTTGAGTAAAAAAATAATTACGCTCTTCTGGCGTAAACCCGCTTATGTCGTATATATCACCTTCTTCTGTTTCGAACATTTGTTATTTTAACTCGTTTTTATTATTTACCCTGCATGTTTCTTACGAATTCTTCGGAAACACCATGCTTTTTAGCCTCTGCTTTTATCTCAGCTTCGGTCATAGTTTTCTTGCCACTAGTATTACTACTTGTTGTTTTGTTGTATTGTGTCTGTGGAGTATATGTTGGCTCATATTTAGACACGCCTGGGCGATAGCCAGGTGTTACAGACCCAGGCTCAGATAGAATATTGCCATTCATATCTTTTATAATTGTTTCGTCATTCAAGTCATATGGAATCCAAGCAGTCACTCTTTGATTATATTTTTTGCTAAAGTAAGTTTCCGGTGTTTTATATTTACCCTTTTGAGAACGGTAGCCGCCACTATAACCTCTACTACCTCTCTTTGATTGTTTCTCTTTAGCTTTAAAGCCCTGTTTAGACATATCAGATATAACACCCATATATTGATCTACTACAAGGTTTTTTAGTCCTTCAAAACTCAATTCGTTATTGTAATAAGCTTTAACATTCTCAGCAACATATGGGTCATCTATTAGCTTCTTATTACCAATCAACCCATCGTGTATTAGTGACATTAGGGTGTTTTTACCACCTTGGTCTATACCTATACTGATAGCATTTTTAGAGCTGTTGTAAACAGGGTCACCTGGTTGCATATCGATACCTCTAGTATATGCTCTTTCAGACATTTTAACAATAGCTTCAGCTGCTTTATAAGACTTTAATTCGTATCCTGGAGCATCGTCATAAAGTATAGTACCATCATCTCCTGAGAAATTTATTCTACCCTGGTCATCTATTGATAAGTCTAACTCTTCGTTGTACATAGACCGCAACAAGTTAACATTAGCTTGGTTTTCACCATATAATGATGTTGCATTTGACTCTATATCTTCTATAATCTTCCCTTTGTTTTCTCCGTATTTTTTAAACTGTGCATCAAGATTTACAAACGAATTTTTAATATTATTCATCTCTTGTTGCATAAGTAAATACTCATCACTACCTACTTCATAATCGTCTAAATCCCTAGCTATCTGAACATAGTTTTGCTTTTGCTTTATTAAGAAGTCTTGTATTTGACCTCTGTATCTATCTGGTATCGCTGTTAAGTCTGTTCCTTCAGGGAGCTTATTTAAGTATGTTTGTAATCTTCTTTCGTAGTCGTTTTTTACTGCACCGATTGGGTTTACTGTAGCATTAATACCAGCTTCTGCAGCAGCCATCAAACCTTTATTAAATGCCGCACCGACATCTACAAATCTCTCATATGGATTAGCTGCTCTTCTCTTTGTTTGTTTATTAGCCATTATCCTAAGTTTAAAAAATCCTCTCTGTTACCCATAAAACCAGTAATAGCTCCACCTGCTATCTGTCCAAGTCCACCCATTATAGCTTCTGTAGCTTGTTGTCTAGCCAGTCTAGCGCTTGCTAATCTATCTTGTGACATGCCTAACAATAAGTCTCCTTTTTGTTGCTCCATTCTTCTTGAAAGTAACTCTCCTTGCATTTCTTGTTGCTGTATTTGAGATGCCATACCTCTTTCTGCCATTAGGTTTGATCTCTCTTGCTTTCCTATATCAACAGACGCCGTTTGTGCATTAAGTGCTTGCTGGTTTGCCATAGCTTGAGCTAACGCAGCAATACCACTACCACCAGCTGCACCTTTAAGTTGGTCCAGTGTGTTAGCCATACCTTGGCTCTGTTGCTGTGCAGTAAAATCAGCAGCCTGTGTATTAACTGTTAAGTCTTCATACACGTTTTCCATACCAGTAAAAGGATTTGAAGTATCTCTTTGCTCTAATTGAGACATATACTGGTCAAATTGCCGTCTTGCCACTCTCTCTTCCTCCTTTCTTCGCTTACTGCCAACAATAGCTCCACCAATCTGAGCTAAACCACCAACTCCAGATATTATCCCCATTGTTATTGGGTCAAACTTCAGTGGTGAGGCATTTTTATTTAAAGGTTTTTTGTCTTTCATTTTACTTCAATTAATATAGTTACATGTTATTTACTGCTTTCAAACATCTCTGTTCCAACAGTATAAAGCTCTACTTTTTCAGTAGAATTATTTATTACTTCAACTTCAGCATAGTAACCGAGTAAACTTGTCATGTTAGCTCTGTTATCTTTACTAAAGAATATATAGTCGTTTACAGCTGGTAGTATTGTTGTAGTTTCTAGACTACATGTTATCTGTTTATTTGGATAATCTATAGCAATTATAGGGCCAAGCTCTACAAACTCGCTAGCGTTACTAACTGTTGATCCATTAGCTAGCGTATAGTCTTGTATATCAGCATAATAAGCTACATCTGTTGTACCAGGTTGTATTGCCTGATTTAGTGTGTGTGATAGTGTGAATGTTATATCTGGCATATTTTATTTGTTAATACGATGCTAGTGGTGTACTTTGTGGTTCAGGTACGGCATCTTGTTCTGCAATATCAATTACTTTGTACTGGTCGCTTAATCTATGTATGATTTGTGCATTAAAAAAGTAATCCTCAGTTATAACAGCTGGGTTTAAGTTAACACCAAAATCAAATGTTACATACATAGTAGCTATAGCAAGGTTCCTGTTTAAGTCACTACCATTCGTTAGCGTAACTGTTGGTTGTATTACTTCTATAGTGTCGGCTTCAAAACTATTATCCGGATCTACTTCTACGGCTAGTGTATAGTCTGATGTATTAAAGTCTACAGGCAAAGCATCTTCGGCGGTTAAGAAAGCACCAGATATTGCGAATTGTACATGAGTCGTACTTGTTGTTATATTTTCTTTAGCAAAAGTTACACCGTCGGTAGACGTGGTCATTGCTATTGAGTAGGAAGGATCATTTACATAAGAAACAGAGCGTAATATATCATTTATATATTTTTTAAGCCCTTGCGTTATACCAAAAGACAACGTTAGTGTATTGTTAGACGCTGGAGCTGCGGTGTAAGTAAATGTATTGAGGTCGTGTTGGAAGTCCATATCGCTGTCTCCCCATTCTCTAATAGTTAACCCTGTACCTGTTATATAAAGTTTTTCCCTATCTAAAGGCGGTGATGCTATTGATGTGGTATTTTGTTGTCCATCTGCTCCACCTTCAACTTGAAAATCAGAATATATGTGTATAGTTTGACTAACGTAATCCATAGTGCCTGTAATATCACTCCAAAAGTAAATCTTAAAGTATTGACTTGCACCTGATACAGCAAAAGAGTCGTTAAAACTCTCCGCACTAAAGCCAGCCATATTAGTTAAGGCTTTTCTTTGTTTGTCTGTTATAACTATATCAACAGTTGGTTCAATAGCATCGGCAGCAGTATGACTAGCTTGGCCGACTGGAGACATTTTAGCGTGGTTAAAACCGCTAGGGTAAGCTCTAATATCTGCTATTACAGTTGGTTCATTTATTAACCCATTATTGAGTGTCGATGTATAGTTTTGATTTATTAGAGTATACGACTCAGTATCATTTGGTAGGTAAAAATCAGTAACTGTATCTGTTATAACGATGTTATACGAATATGTGTTTAATGTTTGATTAGCTTCTTCTCCATCTAAACCACTTGGAGCTGTACTACCAAGTGAGTCTCCGTTATGATCAAAATACTCAATTGTATCAGTTGTTGTTCTAGTAGTATCGTATGTTGCATCTAAGTCAACCTGTGTTCTACTTGATATAGTAAATGTTATTTCATCTGGATCAGGAGTGGTATTAATATCTGGTGCGTTTAAATCTATTGTTGTAGTGTTTTGTGGTATTATAGTAAACCTATAAGCTCTTTTGTTACCACCACCTGGATCAGTATCTTCTGGTATTATAATATCTTTATAAAACACACCAGAGCTGTTTATTTCGTATGGATCAGTTGCTGGATCATATGTACCATCACTCTGTATTTCAGATGGATATGTTGTAGTAGAGGTACTCGGTTCAAATGCTTCAGCTGTTGTTTCACGCGTGTTATCAAAAACGTATATACCATCTGTAGTATCTATTGTAAACGTACTACCAGACAGAGAGCCTCTCTCCATTTTAATTCTAAATTCAGAACCTTCATCTCCATATATTTCTAACCTTCTGTTTGTTCGCCCAAGATTAGTTGGAGTTGTGTCCATTTCGTAGTTGTATATCTTACTACTAATACTAGGTAGATCTTCACCAGCACCTGTAAATGTTATTAAATCGTCACTTCTACTTACCTTAGGTAGTGTTATTGTTATTACATAAATAACCTGTGTTAGTCTTAGTTCGCTGTCATAAGTATTTGTTCGTGCAATATGTGTGTAATCCAAACTAGCTGTAGTATCAGACACGTTTGTTATCGCAATAGTTGGATCTTCATCTATAAAATCACCAGCAGTGGCGTCTATAGTCATAGTCATTAATTCAACTTCACTACCTGGAGTACCAAGCACAGAAAAGTCTGTTGTAGATACGCTCGACAAGTAATCAACAACACTTGATGGTGTAAACGTTGTTTTAACTGGACTACCAGGAACAGCAAAAGTTCCTTGCACTAACACTGGAACTAAATGCTTGGCGACAGCTGAGCCAACAGGCTCTATATCTATAGTGGTGTCTTCTGCAAAAGCATAAGCATCTACGAAGTCTACGGTGATTAACACTGTATTATTATCGCTGTACGCGCCGTCGTTTAGCGGACCACCAGTTACTTCGGAGTTTGAAAAAGTCAAGCTCTGTATTATAAGTGGATCAAGGGTATTCGATTCCTCAAAGTCACTAGCAGCAACAACGAACCCTTCGTTGGGTGTTATTGTTAGCACCATGCTAGCCACATTTGTTGAACCAGCAGGTATTATTACTTCTTGTGCTTCAAAACTGCAATTTATTAATGCCATTATTTATTCTACTCTTAGTTTTATTTCTGTTCCACCAACACCAGAAGCAGCTGTAACTAAACCTAAGCCTTGTACAGAGTATTCTCTTGTATCTAGGTTTGTTGGTGTTGTTTCAGTGCCTAGTATGTTGTAAAACCACTTACCTTCTTTGTTTTTAAATGTCTTAACTTGACCACTCTGTAGGTCTGACTCTATTGAATCAACCCACCAACCACTTTTTGCTGCCCTGTTTTCGAACTTATTATCTGTATCTGGGTTATCAACAAAAACTCTAGCTTGCGATCCTTCATAGTTTAATGTCTTGAAAGATTTTATAGAACCAGGTGCTTCGTTGAATATAAACTTAACAGATGAGTTATATTGAACACCATAAAAATTATTCCTTGTTTCATTATCGTGTGACCAAAGATCTCCACCACTGAACGTATAATATTTGTTATTCAACGACAACCCTTCTTCTTGTATAAAACTCTTTCTAGATGTCCAACTATTTGTATCTTCTCTAAAAGCAACCGTGTCGTTATACTGAGCGGCGTTCTCTAACTTCTTAACAGTTAAATTATATTCATTCTTGTTTTCGTCGTAACTACCTATAACTTGCTCAGCCTCAGATAGTTTGTCCCTGAAGTAATCCTCAAGTCCATACCTAGATATTGGTTCTAACCCATTACCTGACAATCTAAGAATAACACCCCTGTTTTTATCCGAAAAATATGCTCTATTACCATACCTAGAATATGATTCTGGATTTTTGCTTATACCATAATCGCCGGCATACGGCCTTACTGCTCCAAGCACCTTGCTACTTGATACCACGTTAATACTACCATCGGCATTAAACAGTGCATCTTTGTCAGAGAAAATCTTCACGACGTTATCTTCTAGGTATACATCTAAATCTCCAAGCCTAAATTGCATTAACTGAATAGAACCATAAGCTGGGTTTATTGATTTTGTTATCTTTTCAGCTTGTATAAACTGGTTTAATCTATTAACACCAGACGTAGCATTATATATACCGGAGTATATTATATCAGACTTTTTTCTAACCTCCTTATATTGCTCCTCTGTAACCGAGGAAGCTTTAACTCCTTTACCTATTATTGGTGCATTGAAATCATCTCTAATTCTATCTGATTCAACGCCATTACCAAAGCTATAACAATTACTGTAGTCTATATCATTTATAAGACCATGCTCGTTATCAACACCAGCAACGCAGCTATATGTTCTACCAGTTTCGTAGTATATATCTAATTCTGCAACCTCTTTAGGTTCTGTCTCAAAAACTGCTGGATTTTCTGTAAATTCACCACTTTCTTCATCGTAAAATGTCTCTACTATTTCAATATTAGTTTTGCTTGGCTCTGTTGTTCTTAGTTGACCACTACTATAGTTGAAACTATTGCTTTCTGGAGCCCATACTATTTTTTTATCTAACTTTAACGTAAACTTTATAACCCTTTGCTGTGGTAGTTCACCTTCTTTTTTAGCCCTAGAACTATCAGTGAACGCCACCATATATGATTTTGCCCAATTGGTGATAGTATAAGTGTTGTTTTCTTTATCAGGGTCATCAGCAAACCTAAACCTAGTACCAATTCGCGTTAGTTTTGAAACTAAGGTGTTATATTCGAAGAAATACTCGTCGCCAGCGTTGGTGGCAAATTTGTCATATTCTTCTATTATATTTTCTGTACCAGTAACGTCTTTACCAAAACCATGAAACGCAATCTCTACATAGTTGTTTTTTTCTTTTGCTCCCCAGCCATACGTGTTGTGTGGTCTTTCGTTTCCATTTTGAGTGAATAAACTGTGTACAAACCTTAGTGGTCCAGTTGTACTAAGTGTTTTATGGTACAATAAGCCACACCAGAACCACCCAAACCCAAGCGGTTCTCCAGTGTAACCCCTAAAAGGGGCCAACCAAATATCTCTAGATGGTTGTATGTTGTCGCCAAAGCTAAACGTTGGTGTTGAAGCTGTTGTTTTTAAGCTTGTTGACGAGGTGCTACTAGCCATTATGGATTCTTCTAAAACTGCATCTCTCTGCAGCTTTGTAAAAAACCTTCCGTAGTATTCTGGTTTTATCTTTGTCTTTTTTTGGAATATTTCTATAGACAAAGTAGGGGTAGTATCTTCTTCGGAAATAGTTCCCATAAAAGACACGTCTTCTGAGTCTAAAGATCTTTCCATATTTAACCTGTATAGATCTACACCGGAGTACTGTACGTATGCTACGCTTAGTATTTCGTATTTTTTAGTCTTATTTTTGGTGTTAAACAACGAAAGACTTAAGTTGTCTAGCTGGTGCACTGGCTTGCCACTAGATACTTCTGTACCACTTCCGCCAAACATGCTTTTCCAATCGTCAGCTTTTATGTCTATGTAGTTATTACCAGACACTGGATAACCTTCACTTGAACCAAATATACTAGTAGTAGTTCTACCTAATAGTTCGGCGCTTAAAACACCTTGAGATACGTATTCTTCTTTTATAAATTCTGGAGCTTCATTATCAACAGCAAGAACCTTATATCTTGCTTGTTCTTTTACAAAAGCATCAGAATCATGTTCTTTTTTTAATATTAAGTATGTGTCGTCCTGTATTTTGTTTCTATCAGATGATGAAAAAGAAACCCAAACATTACCGTCTTCAGCGTTGTAATGTCTATCTATGGCTAAGTTGTAATACGGTTGAGATGTTTCTTTTATAAAATATTTATAACCAACAGCCCAATCAGGTGGATACGACTGTAGTCTTACTGATATTGTATTGCTGTTCTCAGCATAACCTTTGTTTAGTTTTACAGAACCACTTGGGTGTGTTAGCACCGGTGTTTCTCTTCCGTGCTTATCAACATATACAACACCTATTTGATATGTTCTTTGAGACTTAATTGATTTAACGGGTTGATTAGATGTAACTTTCTCACTCTTAACGACGACAGAGAACTCTGGTGTAACAACACCTCCGTTATACTCTAAGTTATAGTTTTCTAAATAGTTACCAAACAGCAATCGATTACCAGCTGTAGATAGCGCTTTAGCTCTTCTTGGTACGTTATCATAAGGTCTAAGTAACTGATTAGACGGAATTAACTTGTATATAGTTTCAGATACTAACTCTAATCGTCCTTCGTAAAAACCAGTTGGAGAAGGTACTGTATTATCTGTAAACTCGCTATCAGTTGACTTCACAGTTTGAACTACATATATATTATTAGATACTGAATCCTTGTATAAGATGTCTATTTCTTCGACACCATAAGGAACATCATAAGCCCAATTTAATATCTCTAATTTTCTAAGTTGATTAACCATACCAAGGTTATACCCCTTAGAGTGATTATAATCAAATGCGTCACCTATAAAAGCAACCTCACTGTACGGTGCTATAGTTGAATATTGACCATCTGTGTACTTATATCTATAAGAAAACCTAACAAACTTATCTTCAAACAAAGCCGGTGTTTGTATTAACTCTATTTTCCAGTTTTGTACGTTCTGTTCTATGTTTTCATTTATAGAATCAATATTAATCTTGAATACGTTAGGATTAGTAGCGTACACATTTAAAACAGAAACTATAACAGACACGTCAGCATTTACATTACCATCATTATCTATTAACCTTATCTTTAGTTTATCACCAATTCTAAAATCAGGGGCAGTACCACTAACAAGTATCTGACTATCAACTGGATCTGGTAAAACACCAGTGCTAGAGTCAGAGGCATCATCACCGTCTTGGTTGGTGTATGCTCCAGTAGGCACTAAATTCCATGTTCCATCAGCATCTAAGAATGTAAAAGAATAACCAATAAGTGTACCAGATACTGCACCATCTCTAGTTGTGTTAGACATATTCAGTACTGGCGGTAGCTTTGGTGCCGGTTTTATAACTGTACAATGTTTCTCTTCAAAGTTACCACCGTCAACCTGTGTATGTGTCCAATTACCGTCAGTGTATGCTTTCCAGTCTGTTATGTTTATTATCTTTGGCTCTGTTTTGTCGTCTGTCCAAATAAGGAAATCATCTAATATTTCCACTCCCGTTATTAAGTTATCCCTAGAGAAATTAAGAACTCTCAAGGTGTCAACTAAAACTGGTGTTACTGTTTCTTGTTTTTGATTATATTCTACTATAGAGCTTTTAGAATCGCTCTCTACGAACCAATATATGCACTCTGTGTCATCTTTTCTTATAGCACCAATACATATAGCATTTAAGCCTAAGCGATAAAAGTCGCTCAAAGCTGGAGAGTAGGGTATCTCGTTACCCAGTATATTTTGTAATGTCCCAACATCTGCACCTTCTGATGTTGATACCTGCACATTTAAAGCATCTCTGTATTGACCATTTGGAACTAGTCTTTCATCGAGATCTTTGTTCATAGCCCCGCTACTGAATGTCCTTTTTAGTTCTGGCATACTTAATGTTTGATTACTTTTGATTTATTCTTCATTACAAGGTTTATCTCTTCTATCTTTAGGTTAGATAACCTTAGCTTCGCTTGCCTGGTTGCAGCTCTTTTCTCTTTCTTAAATCTATTTATAACATATTCAGGAGTACCCATTTTAGTAGCTAATATTGCGTGTGCTATATGTTTATACACAGCTTCTTCTGCAAACTTATGTACGCGCATTTCTTCTTCTGTACCCAAGCTGTCGCTAATATATTTCATTGTAACAACTTTACCAACCAAACCAGAGCTAAAAAAAACAAAACCTCTAGCGTTATCTATATAGAAAACACCGTTAGATTGAGTGTGTTCTGGGGTAGCACCATACCTAGCACCCTCTGATAGACTCATGTCTGCGTCTATTTCGGTAGAAGTGTTTAAAGTCCCGTTATCTGATGTTGCACTTTTAAAATCAATCCAAGTCTCAGAATCACTAGATTTAAGCAGGGTATCATCATTGTCATACAAGTAATCGTAATCACCATCCTGCATTATAGCTGTTGGGTTACTTGTTTTTCTAGCTGGATATATTATTCTCTCAATACCAGAGCTGTCTTTCCACGATAACTGTACATAACTTACATAGTCATGTGGAAGTTTCATTTTTAATGTTGGTGGTATGTCTATTTCTTGTGATTTTTTAGATCTTAGAGTATCGTAGCTTAACTCTGCTATAGCTCTTTGTGCGTGAAAATTTATATCTGGTATCTTTACTTTGCTTATTATTTTACCTTCACCAACATACGCAACTCTAAAATTGTTTACGATATCATCTATTGATATGTATTGGTAGCTACCTAATTGTTCATTTGTTAGTATTTGCTTAACAATTATTACAGCGCCTTCGCTTGGTGCAGATAAAAATGTTACAGTGCCAGTACCTCCATCATACGTGTACAACGAGCTAACTTGCTCACTACCATCTATATAAACTTCTAGTTCAGCCTTTGCTGATGGTGTTGGGTTAAGCGTTAATATAAAACCAACTGTTACACCGTCGCCGGTAAACTTTTGACTATTATCATAATATTGTCTTTGTGTACCTTTAAATAGTGCCATCTCTTATTGTTTTTCTTGTTGATTGTTCTTAGCGTCTTCTGCTGCGGCTATTTGATATAGTTGTGGATCTTTTATTGTTATGCCAGAAAGCATTAATATTTTTATAACTAAGTCAGTTTCTTCTGACTCGTGTAATTGGAAGTCTACTGATGTAGTTGGATTGTATAGGGCTTCGTCGTTAATCATGCTATAACCCCAATAAACGTCTGCGGGCTTTGCTATGAAGTTGCACGTTACATTATCTTCTATTGTTGTTGGATAAACCTGTATTGCTGTCTCCGATGTTTTAATGTATACAGGTCTCTTTGTTGTTGGCTCTGTCAGTGGTGAGTTCAAGTATTGTCGTAACTCATTCTTATTTAGATGCTCTGCCTCTACTATTTGCGTTACATTGTTAACAGATGCTTGGCAATAAACAGCTCCTAATCTATATATATCGTTAGCGCCAGCGTTGGTTAAATCACCAACACCGCCAGTGGTCATTGCTACTGTTTGATTAAACTTATCAAATATTTCTATCTTTTCCTCAAGTATATCAACAGTATCAGCGTGAATAGTATCATTACCTTGTAGTCTTAAAAATTGGTTGAGATCATAAAAATATTGTTCAAAAATATCTAACTGTGCTTGATTAGCAAGCGTATTAAATTCTTGTGGAGTTATATAGCCTCTTTGCTCTTTATTAGCTATAGCTAAAACTCTTAGATAAACTGTATTTACATTTACTGCCATAATTTTTTTATTTCTTTACGCAGCTACCGTCACTGAATTGTTTAGTGCCAGGTTTTCTTTTATATCCTTTCCAACATTTTAATGCTGAAGGGCTAGGTGTCATTTTAAATGGAGACTTCATTTTAGCAGCCGAGTCTTTTAAAGCTTTGTCTGTTGGGTAATCTTTATCACCAGGTTTTGCCGGTGCTTCACCCCTTTTTCTTTTAGCGTGCATATTTGCCCACAATCCTTTTTTTCCCATATTTTATTTATTTAACAGTTCCATCTACGTCTAGCAGCTCGACCTCTTTCACTAGTCCAACCTTTTGATCTAGCGCAAAACGATTTTCTTCTTTTAGCATCTTTACTACCGGGTTTAAGCTTTGATGGCTTAGTTGTTACTGCTGTTTTCAGCTTACTACCAGGATTATTTCTTTTATATTCATCTACTCCTTTCTGAGTCATACCACCACCAGCGGCAGCACCTGTTCCGGTAGGATTAGCTTTGTTAAAGTTTTTACCTCTACCTATAGTTCTTCTTGGATCGGCTTTTTTTAACGGTGAACATTTGGCTTTTAACGGTGAACATTTGGCGCACATACCACAGTTACAGCTGTCTCCACAATTACATTTACCTACGCATCCGCAAGAATTTGTAAATGGGTTATTTGATTGCTTATATCCAGTTGATCCTTGAAATTTCATATGTCTTTATATTCTGTTGTATTATTCTTTATATAGTTTGTGGCCACCTATACAGATGACCACATCCCTATAAGTGACTAATTATTTTAATCGTTTTTCTACGTTTTTAAATACCTCTACACCTTCATCTGTTTTAAACCAAGCAGCTAGCGCTGAATATGGGTTTTCATCAAATGGAATTGTAAACAGCTTTCTTCCGGTTGAGCTCCAAGAAAAACTTCTTTGATCTTGTGCTAACTTTATGAATCCTTGCTCAACAGCTCTAATTCCAATATTACGTAGTTGAACATTATCGTCTTTAGCTAACGATATAAAGGTTTCGGGGTTTCTTCTAGCGTATATTAAAGCATCTCTCTTTAGTTCTTTAGATGTCATACTAGATACTTTATTACCAAATTCTACACGTAGTATTGCTTCTAGCATATCAACATCAAGTTCTCTAGCTAGGTTTAACGCATCAATCTCTAACTCTATGTCTTCCAAATCGAAACCAGCGTTTTCAACTGCATCGAATTCATAGTATAGTTTATCTTTTAATGGATGATATAAAGAGAGTAGTTTTTGTAAGTTCTGTTTTACTGCAGGAACTGTTAGCGAACCATTTCTAAAAATAATATGATCTAGTGTTACTGGTCCTTCTTGTTCGTCTACAAACGGACTTGGTTGGTTAGTTGCATACCTCAGTTCTCTTTGGTGACCTTTATCTGGGTCAAACCAAAGCAAACTTCTTTTTGTAGAATGCTTACCAGGTATTGTGGTTATGATTGGTCTTTTACTACCTAAAGTATAATAGGTTCTATCCTTTATTTCCCACTCTGGTTTTTTATTTTCTCCTGCTATAATCGTAGGAGCATCTTCTTTCTGCATGATAGCAGGTTCTTTTTTGCTTGATTGTGCTGTCGTTTTTGGCTTAGCACTTGTTTTCTTTGTTGTCATGATATAATAAAATTAAAAAGTTTAAAATAGGGTGGTAGGGCTCCGAAGAGCCCTAAACCCTTAGTAGTGTTAAGCTTAGTTATTAACTAGCTGTATCCTTTAGTAATACAAAGTTGTTAGCTCCTTGAACGCATAAACATCTTTCAGAAAGCATGTTAACATTCATTTCATCAACATCAGAAGTGTAGTTACCTCCAACTGAGCCAGTAATCCAAGACTTCATTCTTCTATCGTCAGCTTCAGAAGCTCTGTATCTAACGTGTAAGAAAGGTCTAGAAATATTCTTACCTAGTGTTTGATCGTAAACAGTAGAAGTTCCAGCTGGAACAATAACACCATCAAGATCATCTGTAAGTCCTCTAGTAGCAGCATCGTTAAGGTATTTCCAGTCGGTTTTGTAGAAGTCATAAGAACCTCTTCTGAAACCCGAAAAACCTAAGTTAAGAGCCATATCTTCAGAGTTGTTAAACACACCATATGAAGTGCCACCAGTTCCATAAGAATTAGCTCTTGCTAGCATGTTGTCAATAGCCAAAGAAGTATCGCGATCTAAGAACATCATGTTCTCTTCAATAGCTCCTTGTTTGTCTAATTCTGCTAATATAACATCAAATTCAGCTAAACCAGTAAGACCAGTTGCATTGTCAAAGTCGTGATCATTGAACACTAACCCTCTACTTTCGATGGCAGCAAAAAGACCTTCAGTACCTCTAACTGTATCAGAGTTAGCATCTGTGATAGCTGTAGTTGCTGTAACTTTTTCAGATTCTACCATTGACATTTCAAGATAGTCTTCAAAACGCAATCTAGCTTCATGCTCAGACTTTAAGTACCATAGGTAGCCAGAAGCACCGTTTTCACTAGTAACTTCAACCCAACCAATTTGAGAGGCGTCAGAACCAGATACGCTATACTTGTCCTTTAGTATGATAGGACTGTTTGAGAATTTCTGAAATCCAGCGTCTACTGAACCAGTCATTCCTGCAGTACCTTTACCAAACTCAGAACCGTATACAAATACTTTAAGATCTGGGTTTGTAACAGCTGCAGCAAAAGATGCTGGCCACGTGTCTGAATCAAGCGGGTAAGCTTCGATTGAGTCAGTAGTAACGGATTTAACAAAAGCTCGAACAGTAACAAATCCATTAGCAACAATGATAGTTTGGTTAGCTCTAATAGCGTGACCAGTAATATTAATTGTGTTATCAGCTAATGTAGCAGTAAAAGGAGTTGCAGATACTGTAGCAATTTTTGCGTTGTCATAAGCAATGTGAAGACGACCTTGTTCGCTCCATACTACTTCATCAGAAGCCATTGGCATTTCAGCACCAACCATACGTAAGAAAGAAGAGATAGATCTATTTCCATATCTTTCCACTTCTTTTTCATATACTTCTGGTAAGAACTGTTTTGTAAAATTAAAATCGTTGCTACCTATAGCAAGGTAGTTTCCATTGAATAACGATTTAGTCGGTGCAGGAGTTAAACCTGCGGGGAATGCTCCCCCTGTTGCAAAACTCATAGTTTTTTAATTTTTAAATTTTTATTGTTTTATTTTTACTTTTAGTTGAGAAGAATCGTTACCACTAATAGCTCTTACTTTTATGCCTCCAGGGGTTGTTGCTGGTTTATGTGCTGTCCTAGGGTTCATGTCAATATTTTTAGCCCTAGCAATACTGCTTTTTAAACCATCAGCTTTACCTTGTTCATAAAAGTGATTAGCAATTGCATCTGCATTCATAGCGGTAAACAACGATTTATGGTAACCTTTGGCGTCTTTTATATTATTATTTTCATCTAAAAACTTTTTGACAAAATTATTAATATCAGACTGCTTAGTCTTTACCTCTGAAGCGTTGTTAACATTAAATCGATACTTCTTTTCTCCAACTTCGTACTCAAAACCTTTGAATTTGCTAGAAAAAACCTCATCTGTTTTCGTTAAGAACACTTTTTTTTGTTGTTCTGCAGCTTTCGCTGTCTCCTCAGTTTCTTTATTATAGCGGTTGAAAAACTCAACTGCTTTTTGCTGGTCAGGTGTTAATTTTGATCCAGCTTTTATTTCTTCGTAATATGTTGTCTTTTTATCTTGTAGATACTGTTTTGCGTTGGCAACCTGCTCTTTTAGTGCTAACTTTTTTCTTTTAATTTCAATGTCTTCGTCTAAGTCTTCATCGTAAGAATAAAGGTCTTCAATAACAAAAGCAACCTCTTCTTCTGTTAGGTGCGGTTTTGTTTTTTTGAAGTATTCACTTAATAAATCATTATCACTCAACTTTGAGAAATCTTTATTTAGTTCTACATAATCTTCTAAAGTACCACCAGTGTCATTCATAAAGTCCAACACTTTCTGAATGTTTTCAGGAAGCATAGCTTCTTTTGTCTTTTCTTCGGTGGTGACTGGTTCTTCTGCAACAACCTCTTCTTCCACCTCTTCTTCTGTGATCTCTTCTAGTACTGGTTGTGCTTCTTCTTTTTCTTCTTCAACCACTTCTTCTTCTTCTTCTTCTTCTTCTTCTTCTTCAACCACTTCTTCGACAACTTTCTCTGTCTCTACTGTTGGTGCATCTTCTTCCACCTTTTCGGCTTCTTGTTTAATAGCACCTAGGTCAACCTTGATTACATTATCATCAACGACTTCATTAACAACCTCGGGTTGTTCTTGTGGTTGTACTTCTTCAGCAGCTGTTTCAGCTTGTTTCTCAACAACCTCTTCAACCACCTCTACTTTTTCTTTTTTTGCCATAATAAAATATTATAAAATTAAATAATTGTTGTTATCTTGGATCAAAGGCATTTAACCCAAATCCACCACCCATTATATCATTACCTGATGACTCGAAGTTTTTAGGCGGGGTTTCTTTTTTTCTTTGATCTATTAATTCAGACTGTTGTGTGGCCTGTATTTTTGTTCTTTCGTCTTTTCTGTCTTCCTTTTGGCTCTCTCGTTCTTTAAGAATTTCAGTTTCCATTTGTTTTAACTGCATGTTAAGTTGAAACTCATAGCTCATCAACTCTTTCTTTAACGCGGCCTCTTGTTGCATTTTTTGCATTTCAAGTTGAGCAGAACCTTTTTCAACCATCATCTTACTTTGAGACAATACTTGTTGTTTTTGAATTTCTGCTTGTGCTGCAACCTGCTGTGCTTGAGCATTAGCTTGTGATTGCATTTGAATATTTTGCTGACTTATCAGTTGATCTTGTTTGGCTTTTTTCTTTCTGCGTATCTTAAGTAGCTGATTAGCTAGTTTTACATTTTTTATCTCTCTAATGTCTATAGCGTCTTCAAGCTCTATTCCATTTTTAGACAATGCTACCTGAATGTTATTCTCAAGCGTCTGTTTTTCCTCTTCATCTGGAGCTAACTCTATAAAGATACCAAAATCATATAAATGTAAATCTGCCATCTCTGATAGTGTTGCCACATTATGACCACCTATCTTTTGAATAAAAGCGTCTCTAGTTGGCGAATATTCTATTACATCTGATATTCTAAGCGATATACACTCTGCTAATTCCGCAGTTAAAAACAAACCACTTTGTAATATATGTCTAGTAGCTGTATTCGAGTTTGCCGCCGCCATTTTTTGTACACCAACTAATGCGTTCTTGTCTGGAGTACTACCATCAC